CAAGGAAATAGCCTCCAAAGGCGGTAAAAACGTCCCCGCCAATAAAAGGGCTTTCTCAGTCAACAAGGATCTGGCTATCAAAGCTGGTCGCAAGGGTGGGGCACAAACACGTCCTGAGAAGCGCGCATTCAGCATGGACCCAGCCTTGGCGTCACGCGCAGGGAAGTTGGGCGGATCGAAGAAGGTGGAGCCATGATCCGTCTGGCTGGGCTGATCCTGTATGGTATGTTCATGGTCATGCTTGTGATATTTACCGCTTTCTTCACCTCACCGGCACAGAAGAAGCGACATCATTAGGCGCATTGGTTGTGCGTTGCGCCTGATTGGACGGGGCCGGGGGAGATCTCTGGTCCCGTTTTAGTTTCCGGCGGCAATTACCGACTATTGCCGACCATTGCCGACCTATTTCACAACCCGCAGAAAACCTACCCCCTTTTGGCCCCAGGTTTTATGTAGATGATCGTTCCAATCCTGACCCACCACAGGCGGAATGGACACCGTCACCCGCCGCTTGTATTGGACCTCTAGCCGGTTCGCCAGGTGATAAGCCTTTGATTGTCCAGTGAAATTTGCATCATTGTCACCAAACACCATCACCTGTTCAGCCTTGGCGGGGGGAATCCATTTGGACAACAGCGTCCCATTGATGCAAGCCCACACCGGCATGTCGAACATGATGGCGGCGGAAATCGCCGTCTCAATCCCCTCCGCAACACCCATCACAGCCTTCTCAGGACCCAGTCGGATCGCGCACCCATCTGGCAGCTTACCCTTCATCAGCCTTTTGCTAATCTCAAGGTCAGCTTTGTGGCCGTCATGGGTCAGGATGGTCAGGTGCAAATTGACCGCCCTTTGGCCGGTATAATCTCGCACCCTAGCGACCATCATGGGATGCTGACCGTAAAATGCCTCGCGAAGCTCCTGGGAGGGCCAGAGACAGCCAACACGCTCTTCTAGGTAGGCGGATACTGCCCCGTATAGCTTTGGCGGTCCTGCGCCTTCCCAGAGGGTTTTCATCTTCTCCCGCTGGCGCATCTCCTCAACGTCGCCCATTGCACCTTGATACTCATTGCTGTGTCCAAGCATCTGGCGAATCCTTTCGGCAATTTCGTTGAATGATAAGCCGGTGACCTTCCCTGCCAGCTTGAAGCCATCCCCTGCGCCGCACTGGGAGCAGATAAAGCCACCAAGCTGGAACTGGTCATCCCACCGGAAACGGTCATCCCCGCCACAGATAGGGCATGGGCCATGACGGTTTTGCAGGAACCGGCTGTCAAGGCCCAAGGCAGGCAAGATCTCCCGCCAATGCCCTTTAGCGATGTCTCTGGCCTCACTCATGCTGCTTTCTCCCTTTTGGACATATGAGCCAAAACAATTGACCAAACAAAACCTCCCGCAAACTTCGCAGCAAATTGAAGCAGCATTATCTCTGGCATGATTGAACCAAATGCGAGTGTCGGGAAAACACAACTATCAACGGCTGATCCAACAATGTTAGATCCATTTGACTTTACCAAATAAGGTTTTGCCCTTAGCACATGGTACATCAATGCATCTGCGATGTTGGATGCGATGAATGCCGCCATAGAAGCGAGCGCAATCACTCCTGTGCCTTGATCAAACACAAATGAGATAACTCCCGATCCGAAAATCACTCCCCCCATCTTCAAGATCAATTTACTGTTCTTCCATTTCTCGTGAAGGCAATCACGAAGCGCCAAATCCAAACCGATCAACAAAAAGGCGTTGATAGGAGATATGGCTGGGCCAAATGTTGCCACCAAAAGGTTTGCAGCAACTATAGCGGAAACATAAACTGCGATCATTAGCATTACATCAACTCCATCTGCTCATGTGCTTGTTCCCATTTATGCGGGCATTGAACTGTATCCCAACGATCCGCCATTTTGCGAGGTGATTGGTGCGGCAAATGATGATTGCGCGCAATGTCAGTGCTATCTACAGAAGCGAAAGGCCAATCTCGTCCACTGCAAGCCATCCCCCTCAACATATGAATTGGAGGAACACGACGGTGATGCCGCATTATGGCGTTCCATGCCAAATCCATCCTACTGACCCATATCGGGGACAGAACTTTTGCATATTGTGCTGATGATCCAATGCAGACCTTGGGCCATTCCAATGTTAGTCCCACCAGACGATCAAGCGTTTCATGCATGTGCCAAACTGGAACTCCTCTCTGACCATGAGGCCATCTAAGGATTAAGGCATCCTGATCTTCCTCAGATCCGGTAATGACATCTGGTATAATGGCCCATGTTGTCGGGCAATCCAGCCAACGGTCTGCCCATCGATAATAACCGTTCCAGTCAACGTGTTTCCCGGTCTTCCATGCGGAAAACGCACCATTGTCCAGCATCACAGATTGACCAATCTGATGGCAGCGTTCGACATCTTGCGGCGCAGCATGGCTGACACAAAAATGGCGTCCATGAAGTTCCAGTAATGAATTGATCGGAGTTATAGGTGTTCCATGATAGTGGATCACGCTGCCTTCTCCCTAGCTTTAGCTTTGCGGATATTCCGTGCGGTGATCCAGTTCTGAACTTCATAGCTCATGGTGATGGCGGGGCGGGGATCTAGTGAGTGATCTGGACCTACCTTGAACTTGTCCTTGAATGCCCAATAGGCCCACCCAGGTTTGTAGCCACGCAGGCTGGCATGCAGCACTAGCTGGCGATACCAGTCCTGCTTTTGTGCCATCGTGAACGTCTCAGCCTTTACCTTCCCATTGCGGGTCAGTTCCAGAAGCTCCCCGTCAGCGTTGCCAACATCCACCTTGGCGACCGGCTCAAACCCACAGGCCGGGCATTTGCGGGCCTTGGGCGGCTTCAGGAAGGCGCAGGCAGGGCATTCCTTTGGCAGGGGTGCCGTCTTCTCGACCGCCTGACGGTTGGCTGTCCCATCATGCAGTTTGTTTGTTCCAATGTCGGTGACGAACCCCAGCCGCATGGTTGTGTCGCTGTGATCCAAGATCAGGCAGTCGGCTTTCCCTTTGGCAGTCCGCAGACCCCGCCCAATCATTTGGACATACAAGATCTCAGACTTTGTCGGCCTCGCCAGAACGATGCACCTGACATCGGCATCAAACCCAGTCGTCAGCACACCCACGTTGCAGATCACTTGAACGTCGCCGTTCTCAAACCGCTTGACGATGTCTGCCCGATCATCCAGATCCGTATAGGCGTCCATGTACTCAGCCCTGACGCCAGCATCCAAAAACTGGGTCTGGATGTGCTTGGCATGCACCCGGTTCACAGCGAAGCATATGGTAGACCGTCCCTCGCCACGCTCCAGCCATGTCGTCACGATGTCAGCCACAAGCTCCTTCTTGTCCATCACATGGCCCAACCCCTTGAGATCGTAATCTCCGGCGACTGTCTTGACCCCCGCCAGATCAGGATGGGCAGGGGCATAGCACCGGAAGTCCGACAGGTGGCCCAGTTCGATCAGCTCATTCAGGGTAGAGCCTATGATCAGGTGATCCCACCGCCCAGGCGCTCCCATGCCCTTCGCCCAAGGTGTAGCCGTCAACCCCACAAACGGAACATGCTTCCACTCAGGCCGATTCATCCAGTCTTCGTAAAGCTTGAACATGACATGGGCTTCATCCACAATGACCAAATCCGCAGCGGGTATAGTCCTCCTAGCCAAGGTTTGGACGGAGCAGACTTGCACAGGCTGCGCGTAGTCCGTCATCTCGTGCTGGCCTTGCATCACGCCAATCTCGAAGATCCCGTTCTGGCGGAACCGCTCCACCGTCTGATCGATCAGGCTCAACGCAGGGACGCAGAACAGCACCCGCTTGTCTTTGGCCCTAGCCATGTTGATGATCGCAGCCGCTATGACAGTTTTGCCGCTGCCGGTGGGCGATTGAACCACTGGCCGTCTTGAACCTGTCCCTAGCGCCTGCCGTAGTTCTGTTATGGCTCGTGTTTGGTAGTCCCTGAGTTCCATTGCTCTGCTCGCGTTTCGCGTGTTATATACTATAGTAACTAATAGTCATCCTCTGGCTAGGATGTAGTTAGTTACAATGATAGGTTACTGGTTACAGATTATGCCACTCCAATGGACCGGCCCGGCACTCTATTAGAGCGGGGGTTGATTGTGCCGCTGGCAATGTCACGCTCAAGTCCATAGCGAACACATTTGAAGTCTGCCCGTAAGATTTTATTCTCATGTGTCGTCGTACCAATAGCTGCTTTTCGAGCTTAGCTACGCACTTTCGAACTTGGGATATTGATAACCCACAGTCGGCTGATAGCCGGTTCATTGATGGGAAACACGTAGCTTTGTCGTCAGCGTAGTTCGACAACACAAGCAGAACCATCTTCTCTTGGCACGGAAGAGGTTGTTTTATGGCCCACGCCATGGCTTGGAACGACATAAGGTATACTCCGGTAATCACGGAGCATTGCAAATCAGACCAAAGACGGGTAAACCGGTTTAGGTCCAACGTGCGTTGCAGCGCATGGTTGGTTAAGAGGCTCGCTGGCTTGCACCCCCAGCGGGCCTCAATCTTTAGATGTTAGCGGGGTCCCAACCTTCTGGCAAGGGCTCTTTCACCAACAGATACATAGCCATCATGGCCGTCTTGGGGATCGCTACTTCGCCGCCTTGCCACCTGTAAAATGCGCGCTGTCCGATACCTAAATATTTACATATGTCGATCCGGCGCATTCCCGTTTTTTCCACCATTCGCAGAAATTCAATTGAATTTTTCGTGTGCATTTGTGGCTCCATTTATGTCGATGGGGCATACTAAAATGAATTATAGGCATAAAGCAACCCCCTATTTTGACTTTTTATGGGCCTCGATAATTGTTTCCCGATTTAATTGCACCCATTGCAGGGTTTTAAGCGCCGCCTCCATTAATGGCAAACGGCGCTCAGTGTCTTCCAAAATCTCTTTGGGGCGCTCATTGGCGGCCACCAGCCGTTTGACGGTGGTGACATAGCTGCGGTGGGCTGTGACGGCGTCCTGGAGCGCCGCAACCTGTTGCCCGATGCTGATCTTCATCGACGCCCCACGAAGTATGGCGGGGCCATCCTCAAACCCTCTGGCATAGGCTTTGGGTTAGGGCCGAAGAGATACCAAGCGCAGTTGTCCTTGCCGGTGTTCTTTGACCCTTCGATCCATTTCACGCGCCCCACAGCTACGATCATCCGGCAGTAGTACATAAAAGGGGTGGATTGTTTGGTGAACATCCAATCAGCGTCAAACAACAACCAGGTGGGGGTTAGATTTGCAAACCGCCAAATCATAGGGTGCAGGATCGGCCTCGACCAAGGTGGGTTTGTGATGATGTGGGTAGCCCCCGCCAAATGATTGGGCATGAGGAACGTCGCGTCCAGTTCCGGGTAGATGCTCTCAGGGTTTATATCGAACGCAGAGGCACACTGATGCCCATGCTTCTCTAAGTGGCGGATGAGGTGCCCCTCGCCAGCACAAGGCTCACAGAACTTTGTATTGGCGGGGAGATAGGGCAGAAGAGGCAACACAGCCTCCTCTGGAGTCGCATAAAAGTCCATTGGCCTACGTTTGAAGTCTGATCGCTTCCCCATAGCGTCCCCCTATCAATCTATGTTGTCTTGGATCATATTCCAGAACATCAGCGCCAAAAAGGCCATGGTGCCAAAGCTCCCAACGATGATGATGCCGGTAATCATGGTGAAGCATATGTTTAACAGAATTTGTATGTAGTCAGTCATTTGTCCTCACAGAAGTTCTTGATACAGGGCGAAGATGGCGCAGAAAAACATGATGATGAT